ACGCTTTAGATTTTGACGAATCGAGAAAAGCAAATTTAATCAAGTTAATGATGGGCGCATAATGGCAAATGATAGAGTAGATTATACCGTTAATTTAAGGGATGAATTATCTGGTAAGCTTGACCAGATTATGTCAAAAATGAACGCTACAGACAGGAAAGCGTCTGATGTAGAATCTACCTTTTCCAAGCTCGGAAAAGGCATTGCTGCATATTTTGCCGTTGACACTGTAAAGAATTTTGCAACTGATATTTTTGAAGCGTCCATTAAGGTAGATGCTTTAAATAATAGGTTAAAATATTCAGAAGGAGACGCAGGGGCAGCAGGTGAGCGATTTGATTATCTAGCCAAGACAGCGAATAAATTCGGGTTGAATTTGGATTCAGTCGCTCAAGGTTACACAACCATTGCAGCCGCTTCAAAAGGTACTGCGCTTGAGGGGGCAGGTACTATAAGTACTTTTGAAGGAATATCTTCGGCCGCGGCTACTTTAGGTTTATCTAGTGAACAAACAGAAGGGGCGCTTCTTGCAGTTTCTCAAATGATTTCAAAGGGTAAAGTACAAGCTGAAGAATTGCGTGGTCAGTTAGGTGAGCGATTACCCGGTGCGTTCCAATTAGCTGCCAAATCTATGGGAATGACTACGGCTGAACTGGATAAGTTTATGGCCGACGGTAAGTTAATGGCTGAGGATTTCTTGCCTAAATTTGCTGCTGAATTAAATAAGACTTTCGGAGGTTCAGCAACTGAAAATATTAATACTGTTGGCGGTGCTGCGTCTATTGCTAAGAATGAATTTTTCTTGATGTATAAAGATATGGCTGAAATCGGAAAGCCTATGTTTGTCGCCATGGCTTCTGCTGCTTCTGATTTTGCTAAAAATGTTCGTGAAGGCGTTCATTGGATGAAAGAACACTCTACCGAGATTAAAATAGTTGCTGGTGCTGTTGCTGGTGCCGTTGTTTGGTGGTCACTTTATACCGCTTGGGTAAATCGTGCCGCTATTGCTACGACTATAAGCACTGCGGCAGATTATGTAAAAATTGCCGCACTTTACTTGATGGAGGGCAACTTTGCTGCTCTTGGTGTTACAGCTACTGTTGCATGGGGAGCCGTTACGCTTGGTGCGTCTATTGTAATCGGTGCGCTTATTACGGCTTGGCAAACATCCGAGAAATTCAGAGCCTCTATTTATGGGATTTGGGAGTCTGTTAAGCAAGTATTTACTAATATTGGCAATTTCTTTAAGGAAATATTTAATCCAATATTTCTTGCAATTGATAATCTGTCAAAAGGCAATTTCAAGGCGGCCGCTATAAATATGACGGAATTACTTCCTCATAATGTAATTATGAAGGCGGCCACTTATGACTGGAGTAAAGATGTAAGCAAGTCTTACGACAAAGGTTATTCAGGCGAGATTTCCGCATCAAAAGCAAAAGCAGGCACAGACCCGTCGCTTGCCGGTGGAGCAAGTAAAACAGTAGGTAGCAAAATAAACAATGCTGCGATGCCTATTGGAACTCCAACAAGTAAGCCAACACACGGAGAAGTTAAGCAAATTAAAATCACTATTGGAAGCCTTGTAAAAGACTTGACTATTTCTGTAAATGAAACTAGACAGGTTGTGCCAAAAATTAAAGAAGAAGTTCAAAAGGCCTTAGTTGCATTAGTGAACGATATTAACGTAATTGCACAATGACGATAGATTTAGGCAGAAATTTAGCGATTCCTGTTTCAGAGCCGCAAGCCGTTGATACAGCAAAAATAATTATTAGGACATACGGACTTGGTGCGGTTCAAACTGCATTTTACAAAGGTAATATGCCCGAACCATTGCCAAAGTCTCCAATTTATGCTGAACAGCGAGCGCCAGTCTCTGGCAATGCTGTTATTCCTACTTATCAAGAAAATGGGGAGGACGTTTTCAGGTTTTCCGACCAGAAAGATTTTATTGGAAAAGCTATCTTTTCAAACCTAATTATTAAGGCTAGAAACTATATTGACATTGACGGCAACGAGATTACAATGGATGTATCTGACACAGCAATCACACCTGACGACCTTGTTATGAACGTTGTACTGTTTGATGTGTCTCAGCAAAAAAACATCGTACGCACGCCAATACAAGGCAAGAACGGTGAAGTGCCGGAATACATTGCAGATGGCGATTACGCTATCAATATAAAAGGGGTATTCCTTGCACAAAATGGTAAATACCCGATGGCTCAAATGCTTAGGTACATGAAATTAATGAAGGCCTCGGTTGAATTAAAAGTTGTATCTTGGTACTTAAACGAGGTTTGGGGCATAAATGAAATTTACATAACATACTTTACTAACCCGAACGATGTCGGCTCTCAAAGTTCCGAACAGTTCGAAATACAAGCATATTCAAGCACACCAACAATACTAAAAATCAGAAAGCGAAGTGCTTAGACTTAAGTCACATATTACCATTAGCCAAAAAACGAGTTGGAACGACAAAGCAAGGAGCGAGGTAATCGACTTTGAATTTGTACGTGAGATTAGTATTGAGTCGTCGTGGCAAAATTTGACTGATAGGTGCAAAATCAGTTTTCCTAAAAATATTTACGTAGAACTTTCGAACGGGAAAATATTTCCATTGAAATCCGTTAACATTACCGAGGGTAACGACACCCCACCAATTTTCATGCGTGGTGATGAAGTAAAAATAGATTTAGGCTATATTTGGTTTGACGGCATTGAAGACCAAACCGAAATGGTAACAGAGTTCGAAGGTTATATTAATGCTATTAACAACGACATGAGCATTGAACTTGATTGCGAAGATGACATGTGGTTGTTAAAGCAAATCTCAACTCCTAATAAGACATTCTCTCAATCGCAAGGGTACACAGTCGGAAAGATGTTGCGTGAAATATTGGAGGGCAAAGGTTTTGATGTTGCCGTACGTGACAAAGTTTCTGCGGAAATTGGAGACTTTATATGTGTTAACACAGAAAGCGTTGCGAAGATGTTGGAACGCCTAAAAAAAGACTATCATTTGTACACTTATATTCGCAGAATAAACGGCCCGACAGGAGTAAAAAAGGAGTTGAGGTGCGCCGCAATTGCTTATTACCCCGAAGACCAAAAAGACGTATTTAATGACCGTGCCCGGGATCGGGAGTGGATTTTTGATTTTAATCAAAATATCATATCAAGCGAATTAAAATATTTCCGAAAAGAAGATTTGAATGTGCACATAAAAGCGATTTCAAAGGTTACAGAGGTAACAGGAACGACTAGAAGCGGTAAGCAAAAAACCAAGAAAAAGGAAGTAATTATTTATGTTCCCGACGACAAAATACTTGATTGCGAACTTAAGACGTACCACTATCTCAATACTACGGAGGCGAAAATGCGAGTGCTTGCTACAAAGCAATTAAATCGAATATCATACACCGGGTGGCGTGGAAGCTTCACAACTTTCGGCATGCCAAGCGCAAGACACGGCGATTTATGTTATTTACAGAGCCGAGCAATGCCGGAGCGTAACGGGCAGTTTTTGGTTAAGAGTTTAAAAAAGACGTTTGGAGTGAACGGTTATAGGCAAGTGATTGAACTTGATATGCAGACCGATATTAATACACAACAAGTAACTGACGAAGGATTATGACACTAGATGACGCAGCGAGGGAAGCAATAGAACAGATAGCAGGAACGCACAAAGCTGATAGGCTTGGGCTTATATTTGGTTCCGTTAAGTCCGTTGACCTTGATACTAACACGTGCGAAATAACGCCATTTAATTCTAAATTTGTGTCGGATATTCCCGGTGTATTATTGCAAGCCGATGTAAGTGATGGCATTGAATTCATCCCCGCAATTGGTTCGACCGTCCTTGTGATGTGGTCACTACAAAATGCGCCATACCTAGCCATGTACTCCGAACTCGAAAATATTAATATGTCTTGTAACGATGTAATAAAATTGCAAGATGGAAGCTTTGGTGGGCTGACAAAAACGCAAGAGTTAAAAACACAACTAGACAAGACGAATGAAGTCTTACAGGCAGTAGTTAACTCACTAACAACATGGACGCCGATACCAAGTGATGGTGGCGCAGCATTGAAGGCTTACTTTGCCGGAGTGATAACAGGAAAGAGCGTCGGAAACTATTCAAACATTGAAAACGAGAAAGTAACACATGGCATTTGATATATTAGCAGATATTGACGGAGACTTATTGATAGACCCTAATACTGGCGACATTGTTATAGGTTTGTCAGACGAGCAACATTTCAGAGATCTACTTCTTTCACAAAAAGGAGATTTTAAAGAATACCCACTCGCTGGCGTGGGGTTGATTAATTACAATAAATCAAACGGCAAGGCGCAGCTTGATAAGGAAATTAGGCTCCAATTGAAGGCTGACGGGGCTATAGCGTTTGTAAATATTAGTGCCGGAGAGACTTTTGAAATTGAAATAAATGGCCAGTATTAAGATAGGTTCGCAATCTAGTATCGTGGATGCTTGCATTAAGTTGTATGGGTCTATGGATTACTTCGGCAAGTTAGCAAGCGAAAACAATGCTGATTTGTCTGTGAGTACTCCTAATGAATCAATTAGTTACACTTACGATTCGAGTTATTCGCTAAATTTAACGAGCAACTCAGTTGTTGAAAAGTTAAGCCTATCAACAACTCGAAATGTCATTGGCCGAGCTGGTCAGTCATTAGTTGATTTATGCGTGCAATGTATTGGCGGACTTGATAATTTCGTTAAATTTGCTAACGAAAATAACGCAACTAGCTTGCATGCAAATGATAATGTTTTCAAAACGTTTACTTACAATATAAACGACATAGAGGACGCATTTGTTTCTGACGAATACTTTGCGCAGGGCATAAGCATAAAAAGTGGCAGCTTAGTTGTTGGTAGTACAGGCAGTGGATTCATCTTACTAGAAAATGGTGCTTACCTATTGCAAGAAAACGGGTTTAAATTCAAATTAGAGACAACAATATAATGGCCGAAGACCAAAAAATATCTCAAGCACCGGAAGCGTTAACTTTAGCGCCTAATGACCTTATACCAATAGTTCAAACGTCCTCTGGTCTAAATAAATATATTAAAGGCGAAAATTTAATACCTTCGTCAGGCTTTACGACTGATGACACATCCTACAATGCTGGGTGGAACAATTTAGATACTTTAGTTATGCTTCCCTGGGTTATGTATAGAATACAGAACGCAACAGGTGGTGAAACATTAAATGTGAGTTTTGGTACAGCCAATGATGGTGATCAATTTATGATTACAGACGGTTCGGGTGCTAGCAATATTGCAAGTACTGTCAACATTACAGGAGCATCAAGTGGAGCGGTCGTAATGGTTGGAGGCGAAACTCTGATATATACCTATATAGATGGACTTGTTTGGCTTACTTCAAGAGTTGGAAGGCTTAAAATAAGCGGTGAAAACACAGGCGACAACGCTATCAATACAACATCAAACACCTACGCAGATGGTAAGGTGGTTAATACACTTGATAATGGCGACACAACACACGCACCTAGTAGTGATGTTGTTTATGATGCTTTAGCTTTAAAATCCGACATAGCAAGTCCAACTTTTACGGGTACGGTTACAACTCCAGATATTGTTGTAAGTGGTGCAACTGCATTAACTATTGCGCACTTTGATGCTAGTAAAAACATTGAATCATTACCTACTGCGACATATCCTGATTTAACAGAATTAAGTTATGTTAAGGGGGGTACAAGTACTTTTCAAACGCAAATTGATGGGAAATTAGCGGCTTATATTTTAACAAATTACGTAAAAGTCGATTTACAAAATGGGGTAAATGCTACTGCAATAGTTGGAAGGCAAGATAAACCATATTTAACTTTGCAAGCTGCTTATGATGCTGTAATTGCTATCGGTGGCACTAATGCTTATTACTTTGATATTGTGGGAGATGCTACATTTACAAGTAATGTATTAACATTTTCATCTACTAGAGGAAACTTTACATTTGTTTTTACTGGGAATATAACTTTAAGTATAGTTAATTCAGGAGCAACAAAAGGGATGTTTTCACAAGCTACTTTTGGAATAAATGGCAATAGTTACATATTTAATGGTACTTTTAATCAAACTACTAATGTCGGATTAGGTATTGGCTTGTATGCTTCAACTAGTAATTACAATAATATTATATTTAACAAAACTGTCACTTTAAAAAATCCCAAAGGTTCTCAAGACAATTATGGGGTGTACTTAAGTGGGAATTATAACACTTTTTATGCTAAAAATTTAACTTGGGATATAACCAATGACACGGCTGTAACACCATATATTGATGTATTTCAAATGGGTACATATCCCAACATTTATATTGAAACTTTACAGGTTATTGGTACATCTACTGCGGCATATGCTCCAACACTAACGTATGGGGCTAATATCCCAAGTTTTGTTATCGTAAATCAAATATGGACTTGTGCATTAACAACAATAACAGGTATCTCTCTTACTGAAAATGGTACTACAATAGATTATTGTAGGTTAGACAATATAAGTATTGCAAGTAATGCGAATCTCAAAAATACAACATTCAATTTAATTCGAGCAACTTCAATTAATACTTTAAATATTGGCAATGCTTCACTTTTAGCGGGATTCTTCGATATTTATTGTACAACAATAAAAAGTTTTAATATTGGCAATTACCTGACTACTGGGATAATTTCGGGAGATGAATTACCATTTGCGGATGGTATAATTACATTTAATTCGATAACAAGAACATTAGCAACTACTAGACCGATATTAACATTTAGAGGAGGAACAAAGTTAATCGGTGGTACTATTGCTGTTAACAATACATTAGACAGTACTTATGCACCGATTAAAATATATTTAACAAGTTCAACATCAACAAAATATGTAGAATTCAGTAATGTTACTATTAAAAATACAGGAATACCAGCAACATCTTCAGAAGGTTCTCCTTTTTTTAGAAGCGCATCAAGTATAGCAAATCCAGCTTACTTATTGTTACAAGGATGTACGTTTATTGGTACATTATTAAATACTAATACAGGAACAACTGTTTTTAAAACAGAGGGAGACACTACATCTCGACCATTAAATGTTGAAGGAAATTATATTACAAACTACATGGGTACAGTAGGTACAGGGGTAACTCTTAATGCCGAATATACTCTAATAACTAACTTACAACCATAATGGGACATCT